GTTTGTTGGTGTGCGAGAGAGTTTCACGCACGCGCCAAAGACGCGCAAGTGAAAGTATCAGGCAAGGTGTCAACAGGTATTTCAATGGTGTGCATTTGGTAGTCTTTGTAAAGTATCTTGTCGAGTATGTTGAAATTGGATGACTCTCCATATGTGCTTCGTGCAAAAGCATAGAGGTCAGCAAAATCCGACACATCGGGTTGATACCGTGAAAAGAATTCCTGGTCTGTGAGTTCAACAACGAGCTCGCGTGTATGTACAACTTTGCGGGCAAATTGTTTGGCCACTTGTTTTTGTGCATCTGGTGAGTCTTGTGCATCTGCGACTCCGGCTTTGAGACAAGCAAGGAAGGGGCAGGTGATGTAAGGGTACATGCCGTTGAGCAGTGCTTTCTGAAAAGAACGAGCACGTGGTTCAAGAGGGCCGCGTCCGGGAAGATCAAACTTACAAGTACCGCTTGCACGAAGAAGAGGACCGACGTTGAAAACAGATCGGACTCCATCTTTGGTGCAGACGGGTGAGTGCTTGAGAAATTGAAGATCTTCAAAGCGTGTAGTGCCTTCACATCCTGTGACAATGTAACCAGCATCGGCGGCGGCTTTAGTCATACTCTCGGGGGTGATTTCATCCAAGAGTGAAAAGGAGTAACCGATGGTGAAAGATGCCAAATTGTTGATTGGTGTGGTAATGGTGGATCCAGAGAAAAGTTTTGGAATGAGTGGACGCAAGAGGACAGATCTCTTGAAATGTTCGAGAGATCGGACCCGTATAGGAGTTGTGCACTGCTCAACGAGTGTGTGCGCATCTGAACGGACCCGTTCTGGAAACTGAAGTTCGAATAATTCAAAGAGTGCGGGTGTATGTGAAATATCACAAGAGGAGATGTCGATGTTGCAATAAACGACGCGCCCCTCATGCCAATAAGAAAAGACAGAGTCATCTGAGAAATACACAAATACAAAACGTCCCGGGGGATGTTGCAACAAGGTGAAAACCTCCTCCATAACAACAGGATCTGGAGATTTCACGAAGATGAACAATCCTCCGTTCAATTCTATGCGTGCGTTAGTTTGCGCTTGCTTCAAAAACTCGGCCAAACGGAAACCGGCGAGGCTCCCTTGAATGCCGATGTCAACGATCATGCGCGTCTTTTTCTCAGGCTTCTGAAATTCTTGAGGTTTCATTTTCCCGGTGACATATGGGTCACGCCGCTTGACACTGCGGCCAACCCATGTTTTTGTGGCGTAACGTTCGCCAGTGTCGTTAGCCTCATTCCATGCGTGTATGCGTGCTTTTCTTTTCTCGTGTGGATCAGCATGGTGATTTTCCGCTTCGTCGTCGGCGTTAGTATACAAATTGAAGGCATCATAATAATACTTCTCGAAAACCTGACGAAAAATGTCCCAATGCTTGCGGACAAAAATCGTTTGTTTTTCTTTCAGTTCTTCATGGAGCCCAATCTTTTCTGGTTCTCTCTTGCCAGAGAGGCGCCGAAAGGCGACGGATGTGTGTTTGTCTGACCGTGAAATCATTTTTCCGTTGTGTGCCGTTCCCCATCCATATACAGTACGGTAAAACAGATCCTGTCGACCACGATCTGCTTCACCGAAATCAATTATACCGTCTTTGTAGTACTCTTTGCCGGTCATGACTTCGAAGTCACCATTGTTGACGAATGGTGCGTCGATGACTGACTGGCTGAGTTCACTTGTACGAAAACGGTAGGGGCCGACGAACGAGACAGATCCTCGAACCGACCCCGGGGCAGAAAAGGCAGCTTTGCTGTTCTTGACAAAGCCCCCATGGACATCACCAGCTGTGTAGCGGTGATGTCTTGCACGACCTGCATCATCGTGCAAACAGTGACAAACCAGAAGCCACGATAAAAATCAAGCAATGCGCCACCGTCCATGAATCCAAACCGGGATAGCACAGCTTGCCACAACGTGTCACTGCCAATGTTGCGGTCATTAGTGTCACGAAAGACTGCCCGTCGCATCATCAACTCGCTCTTTGACCCCATGAGAGCGTGGTATAAAACCGGAAAGACCGGGAGCTTTGCGCAATACTTGTAGTGCTGTGCCAAAATAGTGACATCACTCGAGGCACGGACAGTGGCGACAGTTGCGGGTGTACGCCGCCAACGGCCAAAAAGACTCCACCCGGTGCCGGACGTCTCATGCATAGGGATGGTAGCCATGGGTCCTTCACCGACTGCAATATCCTGGACCTGATGAAGCCCAGGAGAAGCGACGAGAAAAGCTGTTTTGATGCGCTCACCAATCGACCGCCAAAAGTCGCTCACGGCTTCAGTGTTGAAATACAACAGCTCACTCTTTTTTGCAACCATCTGAAGTGCTGTGAAGTCTTGCAATGCCTTCGGCTTCACGGCCCTTTTGAGTGCGGGTGCAATCGTGCATGGCTGACAGAGGTAACGAACAGTGTAGTTGTACTGATCTTTCGTGCATCCAGGGCATTTGATCATGATGGTGTGTCCGCAAAGCGCTGTTGGGACATTGTGTTCGTGGATGTACTCATATTCACATGAACAAGAATATGTTTCCCCACAAATTGTGACAGGGGGACGAGCGATGGCACACTCGGTGGTGAACTCGTCAAACTCGAGCTCAACCGGGTCACAATAGTGACACCATCCTCGCGGCTTCGGCCGTTGGCAAAACTGGCACACGCTCCGGTCCCGGAGCCGCTCACCAACGGGTGTGTCGCACGTAGCGCACACTTTCTCCTTTGTCACATTGTGGCCACACACGCCACAAGCCCACATTTCACCAGCCCGTAACGATTCCGGGCACCCATAGACACACTTGCCCCCGACTTCTTGCAACAGCTGGCCACATTCACCACAGAAAATGATGTCTGGTTGGTCACCATTCACTGTATCACGAGCGATTTGATTGATGATCTCATCACGATCCACTGGTGCATAGTCATATTCTTCCCCCCGAAGAACGTGATACCATTTCTCGGCGCGACTCACCTCCCAGAAACGATAATGTGAAGCATTGTCCGGTGGTGGGTGTTCCGCCTCCCACGCTTGCAAGGCAAGCAATTGTTTGTGATCGAATGGAGCTGGTGGGGCTGTCGGCATGACTGGCAATGGATTAAGGGGTGGTAAATTTGCATTTTGTAGCCTTACGGCCTCACTCCTTTTCTCCTCTGCCATCATTTCGCGCTCCGCACCAAATGCATCGACACTCAACTTCTCCTCAGGGCGATTTTCACGCGCCTGCTGCGCCAACTGTCCGGGGGCATGATCGGAAGCGATGATGACACCAGGGCACGCCGGTTCCCGAAGAAGGTCGGGTGCGCGCAAAACACCATGTTCGATTTTGGGGCGTGGGGCTTCCACCTCCTGGTCAATATCAGCGTGGTAGTGGTTGGCAGTCTGAAACAATTTACACTGCTCCTTCGGGATGGGGCAGGGTTTCTGGACCTTCTTGTTTTTAGGCTTCTCGGCCTCTTCCCGCTTCTTCTGCTGCCTCTCACGAAATCGACGTTGTGCTGCCGTGAGTGGGACCATGTGAAAGTGCGGCGCGTTGAGATCACACCTGTTGTCGTCCTTGCACTCAAAGATTGTTGGACCGTCACCTTTATGCGCACCGGCCCCAAGCATGCCAATAAGCTCTTTGCCATCTTGGTGCCTCTCACATGGCGGTATGGTGGGATGGGGGGTGGTGTTGCCATAGCACCACACACCACTGCGCGCCATACACGCAGACCGGAGTAAAGCTTCGTCAGTCCACCCTTTCTTCCCAAGGACCTCGGTTTGGAATCTCTTACTGAAAGTGCATCCGGCGGGGTTCCAAAAGAAAAAATCAACAACCTTCCCGTCTGCGTCCTTCGCCACGCACGGTACGGGGGCAATCATCGGAACTTTCCAGCCGGCTAAGGCTCGAGCCTGGTAAACGGGGTTGATTTCACAACTGCGGACAACCGTACCAGCGGGGTTAACATTCGGCCAAGGCCCGTCGCCTTTCGATGAAGATCCTGAACAACTGCCAACTTTCTCCTTCCCGTCGCCTGGGTCTGTGCGGGCATTTTTGGGCGCAGGTGCACTACTTGGCCGTCCCGATTTTGGAGCGACTTCTTCCTTTCGTGTGGGTTTCGGATCCAAGAACGCAGAAAAGGGCATTGCTGCCTGAGCCTTTTGAAACATCAAGGCGGGAGGCCCATCTCCTTTTTTCGCCTCAAGGACAGGGCAGTCTGTCGGATCCCAATCCTTGAACTCATGCGTCGGTGAATTTGGCACCAACAACGGGTCCTTCCTGAGCCTCTGCCGCCGCAACGAGGGCTGAACGATGGCCTTGCGGGCAATCCTTTTCAGTGCCAACGTCGGGTCGATAACCTCCACCGGTGGTGTTTGGAAGATGATAAGATCCCCTCCGAAGGCATCAGTAACGCCGGATCCTCCAGTGAATGTGAGTGTCGGTGGTTCATCCCATGTGCCTGTTCCGTCATACACGTAAAAACCCATATAAAACCCGGCGAAATACCCTTCTCCGTCGTTCACACAACCGAGGGAACTGATCTCAGGAAGCACGTTTTGCACATCATCTCCTTGAGAGACAAGCTCAGCACCGGTAGCGAGACCGTTTATGAGGGTGGTACCGTTGGGCATCACAAGAGTGGAATCCTTCCCTTCTCCGTACATGGTCAGCAAAACGAAAAGTGATGTCCCGGCTTCCAAATCAGGATCAAAAGAGATAGACTTCTCGTTTGCTAGAATTTTGGCTGATATCCCCTTGAAATCCTCAGGCACAGTAAGCTGATGCAAAAAGTCGTCGTCACCGTCTGACGGGCTGAGAGGGAAGTGCGACATGACGGCGAACGATCCCGGTGCAGGCATGATGGGCTTCATCAACATAATGTCGTACGTAATCCACAATTCCCCAGCCGACGGGTAGACTGCCTGCCCGCCAACGGTAATGAGGAAGAACTTCCCCATAACGTACTCGTGTAGATCTGGTGGCGAAAAGCTGTCGGTGAGCATGTACAATGGTTGATTGGGTGTTTCATTTGGGTCACATTCGATAGGCAACATCATGCTGTCGCAAGGCCGACCCGATACGGCAAACATGACATTGAGGGCTTGTGTTTTGTTGATGGGGGCGGGTTTGTACACATCGTACTGGATCATCATCGAAACTGAACCCATGCCGGCGGCAGCACCAGTAGTAAGTGAGGACAGAGTCTTGTACTCAATCACGGCGCCCAACATTTTCCACTCCTGAAAATGCGGTGTCATCGACGACAACCACGGAAAGAGTGTTTTTGTCGTTGGCGATATGTTGAGTTGCAGCCCGTTGTAAAAGGCTGTAGTCATTCCAATGTCTCCAATATACTCACGGTGTGTGATACGTGTGCTCTCTTTATCTCTGTGCATCATTGGCACGTTGGCAGCGGCGGGTGTGGTGATCCCCATGATAGAATTGTTGGCAATAGCTATGGGCGGTTCAATATCAGCATAATCACCAGCTCCAATGATGCTGCCAAACAGTGCATCTGCAGCACCTCCCAGCCACCCGCCGATCTTAGTTCCGAGCTGCCCTCCCCAGTTTTGCCCGAGTTTCTTGGCTCGGCCAGTTTTGTAATCCCCGCGCCCCTGAATCACGGGTCCTCCTATTTTCCCCTCAATTCCATCAATCTTCTGGAGGATCTCTTTTTGTTTCTTGAGCTTAACCACTCTCTTGGCTCGGGCCTCTTTCTTTTTAGTCGAGGGCTTCTTCGCCCCTCGACCCGGCGTCTTCAAGCGCACTCGTCCTCCCCGACCGCCGCGAGCCCGAGCACCCTTCCCGGAGCCAAGATCTTTACAATAAGGGCAGAGAAAGGATGGCAAATGCTCCTCGGAGAGATGTCTTTCCCACCATATCTCTGCTCTGAGCGGCATGGGCGCATCAGGGGGCAATGTTCCTGCGGAATAACGTTCCCACCAAATCCCGGAATAAAGTTTGATGGGTGTGCCTTCGGGGGGATAAAAGTTGGGTTCTTTCATCTGCTCCTGGCAAAACTCCTCAGAAAACCCGGCTTTGCGCAAGTTGTGCAGCCTCTCGATGTTGTCGATGAGCACCTGCAACTTCTTTCGGTCTTCTGCAGTCATCGGTGGGACAAGTGCGGGTGGTTGCACGCGATTGGGGTCATCAAGATCAGGAAATGGAAAAGATGGGTGTGGAAGTCGATCACCACGTTCGTCATAAACTGAAAGATCATTGATAGTTAAAGGCGTGACGCCATCACTGCCATAAATATGTGATGGTGGTGGCCTTTGAGGATAAACAACATGAATAAAGTCGTCAAATTTCATTTGGCCTGGAGAAGGCTCATGTAGGTTGCCCCTCTCGGTTCCAAGCATCTGTTCTGCTGAAGGCTCATGTAGGTTGCCCCAGTCGATTACAGGCATCTGGTCTCGGGAAGGCTCATATAGGTTGCCCCCCTGGATTCCAGGACACGTGTTGCGCTCATTTTTGCATTTTAGAGTTGCCCTTTCAGGGAGAGGTGTTAACCCTGCCTCCGTGACAATACAGCTCTGCGGTGCATAAATGAATTCGCGCTGTGCCTCCCTTGTCAGATTGAGTAGATCTGACGCACAGGCGTTTGTCGCTTTTGCATTCTTCCCCTCCGGGACCTGCAGCACTAATTGATTGGGTGCAGCCGACCGTGCAATCGACGCTGCCCCCCCACAAGCCCTCCCCTCGGTAAGCGGCAATTCACCTGGTGGAGCGCACCCGGTGCCTGCGTTCCCCTCACCACAGTGGGTTGGATACCACCCGTGTGAGAGGCGCGAACTTTGGTTCAGGCCCGTTTTTTCGAAAGACTCAATTTGCATTTTAGCTGGAATTCCGTAAAACGTGCGTGGCCAATTGGCCTCCCCGCCCGGGAGGTCTTGAAGTGCTGGAGTACCACTCCATTGTTTTTCCATGCGGCGGCACCCCGGAGTAGTGGAATCCCATTACCTATTCAACGGAGGCATTCACCCACCTCAACCAAAGTCCGATCAAGACAATGGGAGGCCGAAGACCCCATACACTCCCGGGTGGTGAAGCCGGGTGGCAGTCTTTTCGCAAAATCAGTGCCCATTCGAGGGCAGAGCATCCACTGGG